GTTAAAAGGTTGATGTTTTTAAAGCAGGGTCCGCTATGTTGGATGTCTACAAGAGACTGTCCAGCAAGGTGTGAAACCCTTTGCTACTACATAACCACCAAGTCTCCTGATACTGTACTCATGTTTTAACTCTCTACGGAACGTAGGGAGGTCAAAACGGAAAGTACGTTCAACACTACTACGTAGTGCTGAGAAGCCATCAAGCCAACAAGGAATATCTCCTACCCTCTGTTTTTGAAACAGTGAGTAACGAAGATAATCGTCCCAGTTCTCTTTAACTCTGTAATTGAACTTACAGTAAGAGAAGCTGTAGACACCTTGATCGCTAAGACTAATCCTTGAAAAGGATATGTCATAGGCAGTCTGGAATCTGTGAATTTCTTCACCGATTTTTAAACCAGAATCATCGGGATACCAAGAGGGAACAACTTTAACCAAAAGTTGATTCTCTTTGAAGATACGAAATAATAAACGAAAAAGTTCCTTGTCGTAAACATAGTTAAGGGATCCGAAGTACGAAATGTACTTCTTTATAATCCCATTAGCAAATGCATACAGCCAAGGTTCTAGTGCGCTAAGTTTCGTAGAGGTGGGGCCCCGTAGGTATACAGGGCGAACGTTATAGCCGCGGAGGTAATCACCTCCACAACTCTCCCGAAAGATCCCTCCATTAAAGAAGGACTTATCATGATTAACGATAAATCCAACAGAAGTGCAAGCTGCCATAAATAAGGCAGTTGCATTTCTAGGAGTGATACAATCATCCCCGAATACCGAAACAGTTTTAAAGTACTTTTCATTAGGAAGAGTACTTTTACTATTCGGCTCAGAGATGGTCATAACCGAGGAAACGGCTATACACCAGAAGACTAATGTCTCAATGGGAAAAGTTGTTGCATTTCCCATAGTCGAAATCATTTCAAGTTCGATTGTTTCACCTTCGATAGTCATCGACGGTGAACGAACAAGATTTAATTTCGCAAACCACCCGGCAGGTATTAGCCACCGGAGGAACTCAGAACTTACACAATCACTCGCAGAAGAAAAGTCCACAGTATCAAAAGATGCTGTAATACTTGATTCAAAAGCAAGTTCTTTGTGTTTCTGAGGGACATTAGTAAGATCGAGTCCAATTGAGAGAAGTCTCCTCGTAAGAGAAGACATCAGACCCTGTTGAAAAAACATATTGACAACAGGTTCTACAGCTATCATACGACGGCTGGTCTCATTTTTCTCGACAGTAGTAGCACGTGACGAACCAACTCTTTCGAATAAGTCTCCAAGGATGGAGTCCTTATTCAAGGAACGTAGACTTCTTGCAAATTCAGGGTTGAATAGCAAGTATCTATGCCAGAGGGGTTCTAGCTTCTTTGAAGATACAGATAAAGGATAAGTGTACTTCCGTTCGGGTGACGTATTTGAAAACGGCACTCCTATTGAAGAACCTCCTGAGCTTTTACAGCCCATGAAAAACTCATCCTCACTGACAGGTGTTAGCACGAAGTGTGCTAAGGCCCTTGCGCGACGAAGAACTAAATCTAAGTCGTGATCTGACTCAGCAAATAAAGCAACAGGAGAATCAGTAGATGACCTGAAATGATCATTTACCTTCTTCATATGCTCATTCGTTTGAAGAAACTTATCAAACGCTTCTCTCTCGAGAAGGCTAGAATCAGAGTCAGAGATAGGAAATTTCGTAAGAAATTTCTTAATCTGTGTCTCCTTGTAATAAGAAGCAACTTTCGGATCCGACACTTGTTTAATTGGATCCTCCAGGTCACTCTTTAAGGCGTCAGCTAATCTGATTGAGATTAGCTTCGGGTTGAAAGAGCGGTTGCTCTTTTTACTAACTTTGTTCTTTTGTTTCATTGGAAGATCTTCCTTATGAAATAAGAGAAAAGGACTATCTGGTATGTTACTCCAGATAGAGGACGAGGTAAAGGATTACCTCAGGTCATGGGACAGGAAAAAATCATCCATTGATGAGGCACCAAGAATGGTACCTGCTTCAAGTCTGAAGGCCTTTAGGTCTGCAGCGCTTGTCTCTGGATCACGGCTCACTGTAATAGTGATCGTGTTTACTGTCCGATTACCGTTGGTAAGAGTGATAGGTCGTTTAATAACGACTGTCTCTCTTGCCTGGGTATAACCCCCTGGAGCTGAATCCAGCTGTACAGGGTCCTTGACTGAAAAATCAAACAGAGTACGAGTAAGAAAATCGTATTCAGTGTCGTATTTAGCAGTCACCTTGCCACCGGAAGCAGCGCCAAGCAATGAAATTGCTACGGCGGTGCCACCTGTTGGTGCCACAAAGGTAGTTCCATCAGGGATGATGGATGAAGCTTCGATAGTCATAGGGTATTTTCCTATTTTGTTGGGTTATGTAAGCACTTTCTCAACAAAGTCAAGAATAGTACTTACGGATTAAAGGACCGATATTCAATGTCAATAAAGACAAGAGATCGGCAACCTTAGAAGCGCTATTAACAAGCTCTACCGGATTAGGTAGAGTGATGCTATTAGCGAATGATGGATCCCACTTTTCTCTTGTGTAAGTAAAAGTTTGACTTACATGAGGAAAAGCGAACCAGGAGAGTTCTGTGTATTCAGTCGTCGTTAGTTCAAAATCGACTAACTGGATCGAATACTCGACGCTTTCGCGTTTAGTAACAAAACCTCCTAGTACATCAACATTCGAATCAGTAAGGACTAAAAAGCTTTTTAAAGCATTCTTGATAGAAACTATCCTATCAATCATAAATGACAAAGGGAGAACCTCCCATGCTGTCACTATAAGGTCCTTATTCCTGAGTCCCAGTTTACTTCTCAGACCTAATGATTGCTCTGACTCATAAGTCAAACCAATCGAAAAGTCTACAGATGTAGCTCTGATGATCTCAGCCATGCCTCCACAAGGTGGTATATACAATGAAGATATACCACTATAGGAGCCAGACCTGTAGGAAACCTCTCGGTTCACGACAGATCCCTTAGAACGGGAAGTTCTACGGAGGGAGAGAGTCTCACTAGTGTAAAGAGCTTCAATAGCTTCTTCAATCGACCTAACTAAAGGTAGAATGGCGAAACTATATTCAGCCCAGACTTTAGCAATGGCCTCAGCTTTTTTGACTGAGTCATTAATAACGTCCTTAGCACTAGTGACCTTCGCCGCTTTCTTATCGAAAGCTTTGAATAGAGCTATTATTGATTTAGTGGGATTCGCAAGAAAGCGAATAGTCTCACCAATCTCAAATAGATCTTCACCAAAGCCAAACTGTGGTTCGTCAACGAAGGAGAGCGCAAGCTGCTTCTTCAGTTCAATCTCATAGTCGACGTCCCCATCTAGGGGTTCGCCATCTATATTGAAAATCTGAGGAACGTACCCAATTATGGCCCGCATAATATTCGCGGAGGCACAATCTGGTACACTTATTAAATCGGGAGTCTTAGAGTACCTGTGAAAGGTACACTCGTCATCCGTCATTAAATGGTTCTCAGAGACGAACGTAAGAGGGTTTATAATAACCTCACCGGAGGCCGATCTTCTGGCATAGTCAGAAGTAACAACGTCATCCATCGTACGCTTGGAATAGTGCCTATCATATGAGATAGGTGCTACCCAGGAAGTAGAAACAGGATCAGTAAAATCTACTGATTCCCGATGACGTGGTATATCGACCATAGTGAGTTCCTCTTAGGACAGTTGATGTGTGGCGTAAAGTAGTTAGTTTTACACCGACAGTTAAGCACACGGAAAGAAGAGGACGTAGGCACATACAACAGTAAAGTATACCAAAACAATGGTAATACCAACTGGAGTATCATATTTTCGAAGAAGTTTGTGAAACTTCGAAGAAAACAATTTATCGAGAAGAAAGATTAATTTCTCCATAAAGCCTAAGTCCTTATCAAAA